CAAACTGGAGGACATCAAGCGCAAGGTTGAGGTAGCCACGATCATCGGCACTATACAAAGTACGCTCACTGAATTCCGCTATCTGTCGCCACAGTGGCAACGCAACACGGAAGAGGAGCGGTTGCTTGGTGTGTCCCTTACTGGGATCATGGACTGTCCTGCCCTCATGGCTTGCAGTGATAGCGCCCTCGCTGAACTACGTGACCATGCAGTCAAGACCAACAAGAAGTGGGCAAAGAAACTGGACATTCCAGAGAGCGCGGCGATCACTTGCGTCAAGCCTTCTGGAACTGTGAGTCAACTGGTGGACAGTAGCAGTGGCATCCACCCTAGATACAACTCGTACCTGATTCGCAGAGTTAGGAACGATAAGAAAGATCCTTTGTCACAGATGCTGATTGACTCTGGTCTTCCGCACCACACAGATCCATACAACGCAGAGGCTTGGGTGTTTGAGTTCCCGCAGAAGTCTCCCAAGAGTGCGATCACTCGGCATGACATCACTGCTTTGGATCACCTTGAGATATGGAAACGCTTCGCTCTCAACTGGTGTGAGCACAAGCCTTCAGTCACTATCTATGTGCGTGAAGACGAGTGGATGGATGTTGGCGCTTGGATATGGAACAACTTTGACATAGCCTCTGGTATCTCTTTTCTGCCTAGCGCAGACGAGGCGCACTCATATGAGTCGGCACCTTATGAGGACTGCACCCCTGAAAAGTTCAAAGAGATGTCTAAGTTAATGCCTGCGAAAATTGATTGGGATTCAATCGTTGAGGAAGACGATGTGACAACAAGCAGTCAAGAGTTCGCGTGTGTTGGCGGGGCTTGTGAACTATGAAGATAGATTGGAAGAGTGGTTCTGCCTTTAACCATGGCTACATAGATGGCTATAGGGTTGAGAGAAATCGCGGCATGGGTGACAAATGGTCGTTCATGCTATCTGACAGTAAGAAACAATACATGTATGTCAGTGCGTACATTTACCCTAATAAGGAAGAACTTGAAGAGGCTATATTGAAGGAGATTAAAAACCGTGGACCTGCTAATAATCCCTGACGCTCACGCGAATCCTGACTACGACAATGAACGCTTCACACATCTCGGAAGGTTCATCGTCGCACACAAGCCTGAGTACATAGTTTGCCTAGGAGACTTCGCGGACATGCCGTCGTTGTCTTCCTATGACAGAGGAACCAAAGGTTTTGAAGGCAAGCGATATAAAAAAGATATACAAAGTTGTATTGAAGCCCAAGAGAAATTATTGGAACCAGTTAGGAGTTACAACTCACAGAAAAAGAAAAACAAAGAAAAGCAGTACAAGCCTAAGATGCACATGTGTCTAGGCAATCACGAAGATCGGATCAACAGAGCGACTAACACCGCGCCCGAACTGGATGGCGCTATCTCTGTCGCTGATCTTCAGTACGAAAAGAATGGATGGAAGGTTACTCCATTCAAATCAGTTCTGACGTTAGCGGGTATATCCTTCAGTCATTACTTTACTTCTGGTATTTCAGGAAGGCCCATCAGCAGTGTGCATCTTGGCTTTACTCTAGTATCTAAACTTCACTGCTCTGCTGTGCAGGGACACACCCATCTGTACAACCACGCAGAACAAACACGCCCAGACGGGCAGAAGATATTCGGCCTAAGTGCCGGATGCTATAGTCACCCAGACTACTCTGAGAACTGGTGCAAGGACACCGAACATCAGTGGTGGCGAGGCGTGATTATGCTAAGACAACTAGATGGTGAAGGATATTACGATGAGATATACGCTGTCACTCAGCGTCATCTTTCTCGTTTATATACCTGATGGACACCACGCAACCTACGGGAAAGGCTGTTATACCGAAGTACTCTCCTTTCTCATCTTTGGTGGTTGCAATTTTGACCACCCTTTTATCTTGGCGGACGAGGTATCCTACATTCCAAAAGGTTGGAGGCTCTATCTCGTCTTCTTTTTCCCAACCCGCCGAAGCGAATATGTCCACCCATTCGACACATACTAGTTTCACAAAGCCCTCTCTATACCAGAAGTTTTCTTGTTGTACTCTGCTCTTTCTTTTCTAACTTCATCTATGCGATCACGCAAGGCGTTAACCGTGCGCTTCTTCTCACTTGGAGAAAGTCTTCTGTTCTTTTTTGCAAAGGTTATGTCCGACTTAAGGCCGCGTATCTCTGAAGCGTAGCGTTTGTTCTCGATTGTCCTAGCCTGTGGCGACACGGCATAAGTTGTCAGTCCCACCGCAGAACCTATAACTCCCATCGCACTTCTTTTCGGCTCTCCGTATCTGTTTGTTCTTCCAAGTATCAGGTCTGGTAGTTTGCCTTCCAGTTCAGATGGATCAAGACGGCCCATTGCTTCTGCCAGTGAGGACACAGACACTATGCCATTACGTGTAAGCCAAGGCGGCATGATCATAGAGTTTGCATAACTCATTATGTCGAAGAACTTGTCTGATGTCGCATCGTTTTGATTAATGATTTGATATCCAGACCAAGGATCTTTTCCTGTTAGGAACGTGGTCATTATCTGCCAACCGGGTCCGATAATCCCGCCCTCTACTGCGGCCTTGGCGAACTCACCCTTCATAATATTACCGCCAGTCTGCATGTACCAAGTCCAAGGGAAGAAGTAAGACAGATCAACAGCCTGCCAGTTACCGTTTGAGTCTTTCCAAGGCAAGAAAACCATCGTGTTATCCTTGGTCCACTCTGGAAGTAACTCCTGCATCTTGTCCCAGTCATCGTCCATAAATGGTATCGAGCCAAAGAGAGCCTGCATACTTCCTATCATCATGACGTAAGGCAGGAACCTATGCCACTTGCTTGGGTCAGATATAATCTTAGCCAGTTGCGGCATAACCTTTACTTGGTACGTGATGAATGGCGCACCCAAGAATGATGATCGCAGTCCACGTACTGTCGGGTGTACCTCGCTGTAGTCAAACAGAACTCGGTTGGCTTCCTGAACTGCAATGTCTTCTATGGTAAGCGTCGTTGATTCTGACTTGCTAAGAATGCTTTCCAGTTCTGCTCTTTGGTTCTGTAGCATGTCATTAATAACGGCCACCTTACCGAGAGTCTCAATGCCCTGATACAGATTGCTACCAAAATCAGCGATCTGATTCCACAGGTTCTGCCCCTTGGTGACAAGACCCCACACGCCGTCCCTTTCCATAAAGGAAAATACTTTCTCAAGTTTCCTTAGTTCTGCGTTGGTTAGTGTGGTCGCCCCAATGCCTTGTTCCATAGCAAGTTCGTAAGCAGTGAACTGTCTGCCGTCAGCCGTGTGGGTAAACACAGTACCCTTTTCTCCGCCACGCATTTCGCGCAAGGCTTCCATGATGAGTGTTGGTTGCCTTCTGAATGATACTCCTCCGAACAACTGCATCATGATAAGGTTTGCAATGAAGTTACGCACGACGGTCGGCGGGTTAAGCGGAACCTTCATGGTCTTGAATATGCTGACCAACTGGGCATGCTTTCCGTATGGCAAGAGCATTCTCTGGAACAGGTTCTGCTCTCCAGTCACCATGTCAGAGTTGCCTATGATGTCATCGTAGATTTCTCTGCGTACATATAGGTTAGCCATAGATCCATAACGCTCTACATCACCGGGCATCTTTTGGAAAAGAGCAATATCAAAATTATCGTTGTAGTAATTTAATACTTGCTTATTTATTTCGTCAACGTCCCTTGAATTGTTTGGGTCTAGATTTTTATCAACGCCAACCGAATCAAGAAACTCTTTTCTTGCCAAATCTAAAGATGCAACCTGTTCTAATAATCCAGATCTTGCTTTATCGGTAATAGTAGTAGCAGTTTTTAAATAATTTTGGTATTCAGTAATCTGTCTATTGATAGAGGCAAGAGTGGTGTTGATTACTTTCTCGCCTCTAGCAGTTTTAAGTTTTACCCTGACCCATTGGTTAGGCATAACCCAAGGCACGTTCCCAGAAACGTAACGCTTTCCATCCTTTCCTAAAGTACTAAGTTCTTTTCTTAGTACACCAATTTCTTTAAGAAGTTCTTCTCTTTGCTCTTGTGTTGCGTTCTCATCTTGACGCTTTATCTTTAACTCGTCCATACGAGAGATGATTTCTTTCGCTTCATCTGTCTGCTGAAATGCTTTTTGAACTGAAACGCTTTCAAGAAAATCTATGATGGCAATGTCTTGCTGTGGGATAGTGACTGCACGATACAGTAGATATCTAACATCCTTAACCTCTCCCCATAACTCACGCAGATCTTGGTCCATGTCCTCTATTCTTGGGG